CCCCAGTCAACGGTAAATAAATACTTACCATGATACCATTTCTTGTCTTTACCAATGTATTTGCCGGATGCGGCTGTTAAAATATCCCAACTAGTAACAGCAGGGTAATAAGAAAAACTATTCCACAGTTCCAGTTCATCAAGTCTTTGGGATGGAACAGACTTGGGGTCATAACCACGTTGAACAAAAGCCGATATGGGGACACGATAAAAGATAGCACCGTTTTCCATAATGGCATGAAACAAGATCGCACGACCTGTAAGTGAGGTGATGCCGAAGATAATACAGTCTTCAACTTCGCCATGATGTTTTTTAAAGTCATATAAATACTCCTTTTTTATTTGGGAATATTGTACAGGAATATTTGCGTTTAGGTAAGCCATAATTTTATTTTATTTGACCCCAATTAGGACCTGATTCGTAGTCTACTTTGTTAGGTACTTCTAAGTCAACAGCAGATTCCATAATCTGTTTTATCTTTTCTGCATGTGCAGGGTCTTTAACAGATATATCAAGTTCATCATGTACTTGTATATGCGGTATGATATCTTCTTTGTATAATTCTATCATAGCTTTCTTTGTCATGTCAGCTGCTGATCCTTGTATCAATTTATTTAATGCTTTGTATGTAAATGCTCGTTTGATCCCTGGTCCGTGTTCCAAGAGCGCTGCATCGTGTGGCAAGGACTTATGTATTCCAAATTGATTAGGCTCCCACAAATGGAACCTGCAAAGTCTACCAAGTAACGTTCTAATTTTACCAGACTGCTGGGCACGCTGCATAACATTATCCATTAACTGTTTAACAAATGGAACTTTGTTATGATATTGTCTAAACAAAGCATCAGATTTATCTTTAGATATACCTAGTTCCGCTTGTAATTTATTTTTACCCATACCATAGAACAGACCAAGATTTATAGTCTTGGCCTGGCTTCTTGGTATCTCTGCCATATCAGCAACGATCGTATGAAAATCCGCGTCTCCCTCATGATACGCGTCCAATACTTCGCCCACTCCATAGAGATTCTGTAAAGCTGAATAATGCACTACCAACCTAGGCTCTTGCTGGGAATAGTCAAAACAACCCCATGTATGGCCTTCCTCGGGCACAAATAAAGCCCTGATCCGTGGTCCAAGGTCTTTGTTTCTAGCTGGTATTTGCTGTAAATTTGGGTTTGAGTATGAGAATCTACCAGTCACAGTTCCGCCATTATCTGAACGCAATTGGTTTATGTCTGCATGTATTCTACCCTTGTGTGAATGTTTGAGTATGGTATCAATAAACGTAGTATGAGCTTTATTAATTTCTCTAGCCTGAGCAATTTTATTTACCAATGGATGCGGATGATTCTGCAAAAAGTTTTTAGTAAAAGAAGGAGCAGATGTTTTCTCAGTTCTATCGTAATCTAGTTTTAGTTTATCAAACACTTGTGCAATCGATCTTGCAGCCCATATTTGAGTGTCTATTCCTGTTTCTTTTTTTACTGCTTGGATTAATGTGGCTTCTTGTTGCGCTAGCTCTTGTTTCATTGTATGAGCTTTTTGAACGTCCACTTTCACGCCAAGAAATTTCATCTTTACCAAACAAGGAAACAATTCAGTTTCCATATCAAAAATAGAAGTTATATCTTGGTGTAATATTTCTTTTTTAAGTTCTTTCCACAGCTCTAAAGTTATTTCTGCATCTTTTTCTGCGTATGCACCTACATAAATGGCAGGTAGTTTATACATTTCTGCCTTGGCGTCAACACCCCAATCTTTTGCAGCTGCATATAAATCGCTTTCATTTTTTCCTTTGCCGGTATATCTTTTAGCACAGCTGTTTAAGTCATAGCGCATTTGATTTTCATCAACAAGGGCCGATGCTATCATCGTGTCCACAATTTTACCGCTGACACTTAAACCGAGCGCTTGTATCCAACACACGTCATACATGGCGTTGTGAAATATTTTATCTGCCGGTGTATCTAGTACACCTTGAAACCATTTTAAAACTTTCTTACGATCCATGTTGCCACCACCTTCATGAGCGATAGGATAATATCCGGACCAACCCGTAACAGCTACAGCAATTCCTGTAACATCTCCTTTACCAACTATAGATCCTGACCCCATTTTCATTAGGTCTGGGTCTTTTGTTTCTAAGTCAATTGCTATTTCATCATACTTAGATAAGTCTGGAAAACTTTCTGGTGGTAACCATTCTGTCTGTGGTTTAAATAGTGGTATCTGCATCGTAATCCCTTTCAATAATCATTTCTATAAAGTGTATTGCTTTTAATAAATCTTCTTTTTTTCCTTTGTGTGGATGTCTGCAAATATATTTGATTGCACATCCTTCTGGAAATAACATTTTATTTTCTATTACAAATTTACTTGGCTGTATTTTAAATCCTTGGTAGTGTGATCCTGCTATTTGTTTGTCGTATGCACTCATAGTATATAACCCTTTTCATATTTTTTTGGTTCTACGATATGTAAGTTTTCTTTTGTTCTTGTTGCACCTACATAAAATAATCTATTCTCATCATCTGGATTTCTTTCATAACTTCTCATAGTATTTTGTGTTAAATCTGTCATTAAAACAACATTAGTTGCTTCTCCACCTTTTGCTGCGTGAATAGTTGACAACTCTATCCTTGGCTTTTCATTTAATTTTTCTCCGTTCTTTCTCATCTTCCTAAGATAGTCTACCTTAGTTTGACCTGCGTTGTCAAACGCTTCAAACCAAACTGTTTTAATTCGAAGACCGTAATCATTTACAAGTTGATCTATATTATAAAAAGATCCTTTTGCCATACCTTTTATTTTTTTCTTGTGCCAATTTTTATCACTCATGTACTTAGATATACTTTCTACTTGTTTGTATGATAACGGTTGACCTTTTAATGCACTTTCCCACGCAGTAGCTGCTTCATGTAAGTCTTGTTCATTACTTCTTTTGTATCTATTATTATAATATAATCCTTGTCTGTATAAAGATTCCTCTACATCATTTAACATTTGCCTAGTTCTACTTAACACTAACCAGTCTCCTGATCTCATGTCTATACTATCAATATCAAAGTGTCTTTGTAGTGTGCCTTGGTTTGTTTTAGGTTTCCAATTTTTAGGTATTCTATTTGTAATTTTATTTATAATACTCATAGCTAATTTGTGCACTCTAGCTGGAATACGGTGTGATTGTTCTAAAGGCCAATGAGTTCCTTTTAAATTTATAAAAGAATCTACATCTGCACCAGCCCATCTAAAAATAGCTTGGTCATCGTCACCTGCAATAAAAGCATCTTCTGTTTTATTCCATATAGTTTTTGCCATGTCCCATTGCATCAAAGATAAATCTTGAGCTTCATCTATAAATACTACATCAAATTTTGGTGACAAATCAGATTTTGTAAAGTCTAAAATCATGTCATTAAAATCTATTAAGTTATATTCTTTTTTGTATCTTATTAATTCGTTAGCTATAATTCTAAGTTGATCTCTCTCCAGGTCCTGAGTATGTTCAGCTAAATCAAACTGCTGCTCTGCTGTAATATTTCTAAGTTGTGCCAGCTGTATAATTCTTAGATACTCACTATCTGATGTAAAAATACCACCCTGGTCTTCTTGATAGTCTGCATAAGTAACTGGAAACCCTAACTTGTTTCCAAGATCTTTGTAATGTCTTGATTGCATAACCTGATCTTTTTTAAGTCCAAGTTTTCTAAAAGCCAGTGAGTGTAGAGTTCTAAAATATGGAAGGTCATCTTCTGTTAAATTAAAATCTCTTATAGCTCTGTCCCTTGCTTCGTGAGCTGCCTTCTGTGTAAATGCAAAGTAACCAATTTTATCTGGGTCCGTGTTCTTTAAATAAGAATCTACTTTGTTTAACAAAGTTGTAGTCTTACCTGTACCTGGTGGTCCTAATACAATAGTTCTCATTTTATTTTTAATTTTTTCATTCGTGCTTGTTCTAAAAAAGTCATTTGTATTTTTCTTTTTGTGCCAATACTATTTTGTGAAGAAGTGACCCATCTTAAATTATTGACTGTATAATCTAAACCATCACCATTTTTATGATCTACTTGATTTTTTTTACCAGGCATATCATTTTCTATAAAAGCTTCAGCAACAATTCTATGCATAGCTATAAATAATCCTTTTTTACTTGGTAAAGTAATATTACATTTAACATAACCATAGTAATCTGTTGAGGTTAAACTTAAAACTTTTAATGTTTTAAAGTTTTGAATGTATGGAAAAGCATTTCCCATTTCAGGATGATACTTGTTAAAACCACCACTTTTAAATAAAAAATACATTCCTTCTGGAACCACACTGTACTGAGTTTTTTTAAGCTCACCGCATTTAACTTTTGTAATATCAATATAATCAATATTTTTTATTTTAGTTTTAAACGGATCAAGTTCTGGAAATAATAACAATTGTTGGTCTATCATTAATATGGATCCTTCGGTTTTAATTCTTTTTGATTATAGTCATCATTTTTTTTATCAAACTGTTTTACTTGAAATACAGATATTCTTTCTTTACCTATTCGTTTGTCATCACAACTGCAGGCTTCTTTTAACATTTGTGCTGTCCTTTGATAGTTTATGTCCCAACGTTTTCTAATTAAAAATTGATTATAGAATCTATCAAACACAAAATGGTGATGACCTTCGTTAGTCCACACCCCACCTTTTTTAAGATCGTTCTTATCTGTAGATACCTGTCTGTTTAAACAATACTCTTCTAAATGATTTTGTAATTGATCTTGCGTAGTTACACCTTCTGGTGGATCTATTGGTTCGTGGTTCTTCATTAATGGATTTATAATCATGTCCCAATCTTTAGGTTTTACTGTTGGTGGTTTAAAATCTAGTTGTTCCATACAGGCTTCCTGGAATAAACTTTGTTGTTTTAAAAACTTTACGTTCTCCAGGTGTAGTCTTTCACCATCTACATTGAGATAGTAATATGGTTTTTCTAATTTAATTTTTTGTAAGTCAGTTAGTGCAGGAAATACAATCTCTTCACCAATACCATATTTTCTTTCTCTACATAGTTTTTTATCACATAGATTACACATTGGCGTGTCATTACATTTGTAACCCCAATCTTTTTTGTCGTGCTGTCGTTTAATAATTTCTACTTCAGACTCGCTAAGTGGTACAGTTGATGCTGTTGCGTTAAACAAAGTCATCTTACTTTTCCATTCAGCCGGCCACTTCTTTTTAGCATATACACCAAAGTGAAACATAGAATTATTACGACCACCTTCTGGTATTTTATTTATAGCCATAAGTTCTATGCATGGTGGTGCATCGTCATACTCGGACTTAGGTCTTTCTATTTTAATTTTTGTAATGTCAGTTTGTTTTATCTCACTGTATATACTATAAAATTCTTCTAGTGTTGCAGCTGATCCATCTTGTTTAAATGCGTAACGTGTTGTTTCATTACCGTTAAAGTAAGGTAAATTTAAAAAGTTACCTGTGTCATCTGCTGATTTTAATTGAATTTGTTTTGGAAAGACTTCTGATCCGCCGTATCCTAGTAGTGTTTTAATTTCTGTTAGCTTATCTCTCATTCTTTCTGCAGCTACCGATTGTTCGGAGAAGAGAAAGACGTGTGCTCCTCCACTCTTTGACCTACACACAGCCAAAGGCAGATTAAACTGTTTTATTTTATCTATTAATTTTTTGTGATCAAAACCTGCGTATGAATCTATATCCACACATCCCCATACACATTGATTTTCTTCATTGATTGGTATGATACCTAAACTTTGTTTACCATTTAAATGCATTTGCCACAGGTCCGTGGTCACTGGTTGACGTACAACAAATGATTGACCTTTTAATTTGACACCATTCTCAGCAGGCGTACTTACTTTAGTACAACCATGAGCGCGCTCCAATCCCTTAAATATTTTTTCAAACATAAATTTTAATAGGCGCTTCCACTCTCGCTTCCGCGCCTACTCCTAGGATTTTATTTAGTATGGTGAATCTGTTTTAGATTCGTCTGATCCGTGTTTAACTTGCACATCACCTTTGCCAACTTGTTCAGCAAAAGATTTTGCAACTCCATAAACACCTTGATCTTCAACCGGACCAACTTTAGATACTTCCCAACCAAACCATGTTCCTTTGTCATTTG